ACTCTGTTCAGCCGATGTCTTGGGCGCCAGCGCTACCGTTACCTGATAGCCGAACTGATTCATAATCTGTGTGATTCGTTTCACAAAATCTGCATAAGCCTGACGGTCATCTGCCATAATGTACTCAAAGTCGATATCCAGACCTCCAAACCGTTTTTCCTGCATGGTTCTGCCCAGATTCCACATCAGACGCTGCTGGATCTGCGGATTATGCACCAGATTTGTAACGAGGTTATTATTAAACCTTCCATCAGGCCCAAAAGGCGTTAATGTAAGAACGGGGCGAACCCCTGCTTCCAGCGCCCGGTCAATCATCCAATCATCTGGACTCTGAGGCGGAACCAGATCTCCCTCAAGCGTAAATCCATAAGAAAAAACAAAAAGATCTGTGAGAAATGGAAGTGTTTGATCCAGATTATCCGGATCTATGAAGGGATATGCATAACCAAATACATAAAGTGGAATCCTGTCTTCGGGAGGACTGTCTCCTCTGATATAAAGTGCCTGACCTACAGCCAGGCGGTATGGAGGTAAAATCTGATTGTCATATGTCAAAGCTTCTACCGAAACGTTTTGGGATGCGGCAATGGAATCTACACTGTCTCCCGGCTGTACTACATATATGTTCATAGCAGCACCCTTTTACCTGAATTGGTAAAGCATATGAAAAAGCAGGTGAAAACATGATAGAAACTGGTTCATTTTCCTTTTCTTCATAAAAAAGTAATGTGCTTTATCAATTGGTGGACTATCAGACTCTTTAAAATCGTAGTTTTTAGCTTAAAACTGAGGTTTTTCGCACTTTTTGTCTCACCATCTTTTACCACCTAAATGCAGTCAAAACCATGCCTCATGCAGTCAAAATGCAGTCAGAAAATGATATAATCTTCTATATTATAAGGCGGGCTCGGAATACCGAATACCCGCCTTAATTCAAATTATTCTCTTACCCTTACATATACACGGCCAATGATGTTTCCATCTGTATCCTTTGCACTAATTAAAACCAATCCTTTGCTCAGTGCTGTGACTTTTCCTTTGCTGGTTACATTTGCTATTGATGAATCCATAGGAGCCCATGTGATATTTGCTGTATTCGTGAAATCATCTGCTGTTAATCTCGCTGTCTCTCCAACTTTTAAATCAATAGCAAGTCTATAATCGTCTGCATTCTCTACTACTAATACATTTATGTAATCTGTATAGGAGCCGTCCACACTCTTTACTGTTATAATAGTATTGCCTGGAGCCAGAGCCGTTACGATCCCCTTTTCATTCACTGTAGCAACCGTTGGATCTGAAGAAGACCAGGACATTTGTGTATTAACATTTAAGTCATCATCTACACTTAATCGGAGCGCTTCAGATACCTCTAAAACTACTTTTAATTTAGCTTCGGTTGTGGGAGGTATCTGGGATTCAACAGGTTGTGCCGATGCTTCGTTTGAATTGGTTATTTCTGTACCATTATTAGTGGCGGTTACAACATAATAATACGTAGTTCCATTTGTTACACCAGTATCTGTATAGGAAGTTTCAGTTAAATCGGCTGCAACAGATGTGTACGGTCCTCCTGCAGTTGTAGAACGCTTAACGGTATAATTTGTGGCTTTTTCCACTGCGTCCCAAGTTAGATCTATTTTAGAATTACCGCCTGACGCTTTTAAATTCGATGATATGACAGGGTTGGTGGCTTCTGCTGTTATAACAGAATCGTAAATCTGTATATCATCTAAATCTCCAGTAAAATAGGCGTAATTATTTGCAGCATTCGCCTCCGGATACCGCACTCCTACTACGACATTTTTAAAAACAATTTCATTTAATACCTCTTGAGTACTATAAGGAGTTGTCATATCATCAATGTATAATTTAGCAGTAGACGTACCATCCCACGTATACAATATATCATGCCATCTTCCATCACAAATATAAACAGTTGCTAAAAGTGAACTGTCATTCTTAGAAAAAGTACTAAGATACCCTCCACCTGCACTATTACCATGTTTTCCGATTATTCTCATGAAACATCCAACAACATTTCCTGAATCGTAGCTACTGAAAAAAACTTCATCATTTTCAGAAATTGTTGAAGCTTCTTTTCTAAATTTAAATCTAATTGATTTTGCACCTTTAGGCAACAAGCCTTCTGAAAACTTTATAATATCTTTACTAGCACCATCAAAATGTTTCGCATAACCTTTTCCATTATAACCAAGAACAAATTTTTGGCTTGTAGTGGTACCATCTATTGCGTTTTCTTTAACTGAATCCACAACAGTAGTTCCACTATCACTCTCAAAATTATACTCATGTATAGGCGTAACCTCATCAGCAAAAACATTGGTATGTCCTAATAATATTACACAAAGCGTAAAACAAATACTCGTTGCCAATCTTAGCAATGCTCTCTT